GACGAGTCTGCTATATTATTAGAGTCGGACGCGACGTGGGAGTGACTGAATAAACTTACTGGCAACCGCTAGTTAAGGTGATGAGACACAGGTGGTGCTGCTACGAAAGTAGAACTGACTCAACCAGTCGGGTCTCAGGCAATAACGTTTTTACTACTGTAGTAATGCCCGTTATTTGTTGGTATACAGGAATCCAACCTCCCTCTTTTTTTATTATGGTTTGTTTTCGTAGGGTGGTATGACCACCCTTTTTTTATATGAAGAAATTTATTTTTGATGTAGACGGAACTTTAACAGAAAGTCGAAAACCTATGGACATGGGGTTCATGGCAGAGTTTATAAAGTTTGAATGTAAATTTGATACCTACTTAGTTACTGGAAGTGATAGAGATAAAACAATAGAACAAGTAGGACTTGATGTATATAATCGTGCGAAAAGAGTTTTTAATTGTTCTGGAGCAGACATATACGTCAGAAATAAGAATGTTTATAGATCAAAATGGCAACCACCAAGAAGTTTAGTTAATTTTCTTAGTGATGAATTAGATTACAGTACGTTTCCACATAAAACAGGTAATCATATTGAACATAGACCTGGTGGAATAAACTTTAGTATTCTTGGAAGAGGTGAGGATAGCATGAAATATAGAAAAGAATATGTGAAATGGGATATTAATACCACTGAGAGAATATTAATGGCAGATAGAATTAAAAGCGAGTTTCCTTATTTGAATATTCAGATAGGTGGTGAAACTGGCCTTGATATGTCTGATAGTGATAAGAGTCAAATACTTACAGATTTTAATCCAGAAGATGAGATACATTTCTTTGGTGACATGATGTTAGAAGGTCAAAACGATTATCCTTTAGCAAAAGCACTAAAAGACATGGGCGGTTATCCGCATCATGTAAAAAACTGGGAGGATACCCGAACACGACTTTCTGAGTTTATGGTATAATTAGTAGTGTGATGCCGAAAGGGTCACACAATTAACACTCGCTTTTAAAGGAGAAACTCATGACTATTCAAAGATATCGTGCAAACGATCTTGCAGAACTATTTGACAAGATCACAAAAAATAGCATAGGGCTAGATCAGTATATTGATCAGTTCTGGGGAACAACAGCACAAACTTACCCACCATACAATATCGTGCAACATAACAATCACGAATCAAGTTTGGAGATTGCACTAGCAGGATTTAAAAAGAAAGAAGTTAAAGTTTACACCGAACACGGCAAACTGGTTGTAGACGGTAAGAAAGAAGAGAAGAAAGACACTGAGTATGTTCATCGTGGCATGGCTCAAAGATCATTCAATAGAGAATGGCAACTCACTGAAGATGTAGAGATTAAAAAAGTTACATTTGAAGATGGTCTTCTTACTGTGGATCTAGGAAAAGTAGTTCCAGAGCATCATGCTCGTAAAGACTACCTATAAATACAATTAGTTCGAGATGGATCAAGCACCCTTTGACAGGGTGCTTTTTCTTTGCTATAATATTATTAACTGTATAAAAACATGTTAGAAAAACTCTCAAACATTCAAAAAGATAAACTACTGCATTTTTTCTGGGGAGCTATTCTCTCTTTTATTCTTATGCTTTCTTTTGGAATAGTTGGAATGTTTATTGCTCTTATTATTCCAGCAATTAAAGAATTATATTATGATAAGTATCTTGGGAAAGGGAATTGTGAATGGGCAGACTATTTTTATTCAATTGCTCCAACAATAATGTTGGCAATTATGAGATATTATTAATTGTATAAAACCATGACAATTAAAGTAGCATTATTGAGAACTGGTGATCAGATCATATCTGATATGAAAGAAGTTGTTTCTGAAGAAACACCAGTAGCATATATGTTTAAAAGTCCACAAAAAATTGTTATCAATTCTCCTATCTTAGTCACGGAAGAACGAGAAAGATCAATTGAATTATCTTTATCATCATGGATAATTGTGACAGAAGATAAAGAAATAGTAGTTCCAGTTAATCATGTAGTCACTGTGGTTGAACCATTAGAGAGTGTAAAAAAAATGTATTTGGAGAAGGTAAATGGATCCGATAATTAAATGTCTTTTACTAAAGAATGATATAGTTTTAATTTCTGAAATAGTTGAAGTGGGAACTGAATTAGGAGAACCTGATTGTAAATTGACAAATCCTTTTAAGTTAAATAAACAATCTAATGATGAGTATACATTGGAAACTTGGATAGACTTTACAAATCAGAATGAAATTATGATACACTCTGATAGTATTCTTACATTAGTTGATCCAACATCTGATCTTCTAAAAAAATATTTTGATTTAATTAAATAATGAGATTTTATACCAACGTTCAAATGGTTGGCGATAATTTTTTGGTTCGTGGTTATGAAGATGGAAAACATTTTGTAACTAGAGAAAAATTTTACCCCACGTTATTCGTAGATTCAAAAGTAAAAACAAAATATAAAACTTTGAATGAAGAGTATGTAGAACCAATATCACCTGGCACTGTTCGTGAATGTCGTGAGTTTGTAAAAAAATATTCGGAAGTAGAAAATTTTAATATCTATGGAAATGAAAGATATATCTACCAATATATTTCAGACAAATATCCAGAAGTTGAAGTTAAGTTTGATATTGAAAAAATAAACTTGGTTACTATTGATATTGAGGTAAAGTCTGAGAATGGGTTTCCTGATGTAGAATCTGCTGCGGAAGAAATACTTCTTATATCAATACAAGATTACACAACAAAACAAATTCGTACTTGGGGTCTTGGTGAATTTAATAATAAACAAAAGAATGTAATATACAAATCATTTAACACAGAATATGAACTTCTAAATTCATTTATAAATTGGTGGATGATTGAAGGTAATACACCAGAAGTTATAACTGGTTGGAATAGTAAACTGTATGATATACCTTATATTGTTCGTCGTATTGATCGTGTACTAGGTGAGAAACTTAAAAAGCGTATGTCACCTTGGGGTCTTGTTACTGAATGTGAAACTTTTATTGCAGGTCGTAGACATATTTCATATGATATTGGTGGTGTCTCACAGTTGGACTATCTTGACCTTTATAAGAAATTTACTTATAAGGCACAAGAATCATACCGATTGGATTATATCGCATTTGTTGAACTTGGACAAAAGAAACTTGACCACTCAGAATACGATACATTCAAAGACTTCTATACAAAAGGATGGCAGAAGTTTGTAGAATACAACATCATTGACGTGGAACTTGTTGATCGTCTAGAAGATAAAATGAAGTTGATTGAACTCGCATTGACTATGGCATATGATGCAAAGGTCAACTATGAAGATGTTTTCTATCAAGTTCGTATGTGGGATACGATTATCTATAATTATCTAAAGAAAAGAAATATTGTTATACCACCTAAAAATCGCACAAATAAATCGGATAAGTATGCTGGTGCGTATGTAAAAGAACCAATACCTGGTAAATATGATTGGGTTGTTTCTTTTGACTTGAACAGTCTATATCCACATTTGATTATGCAATATAATATTTCTCCAGAAACACTAATTGATCAAAGACATCCATCAGTTAATGTTGATAAAATTTTGTCCGAGCAAGTAACGTTTGAAATGTTCAAAGATTATGCGGTATGTGCGAATGGTGCGATGTATCGTAAAGATATCAAAGGGTTCCTACCAGAACTGATGGAGAAAATGTATAACGAAAGAGTTATTTTTAAGGAGAGAATGATCAATGCTAAAAAGAATTATGAGAAGACACCAACGAAAGATCTTGAGAAAGAAATTGCCCGCTGTAATAATATACAAATGGCGAAAAAAATCTCTCTTAATAGTGCTTATGGTGCTATCGGTAATCAGTACTTTCGTTACTACAAATTAGCAAATGCGGAAGCAATTACATTATCGGGTCAGGTTTCGATTCGATGGATTGAAAATCGTATGAACTCATACTTAAATAAAATACTAAAAACGGAGGATGTTGATTATGTTATTGCTAGTGATACTGACAGTATCTATCTCAACTTGGGTGATCTTGTCAATCGGATATACGAAGGCAGAGAAAAGACTGCTGAGAGCGTTGTTGGGTTCCTTAATAAGATCTGTGAGATGGAATTTGAAAAGTATATTGAGAGTTCTTATGAAACGTTGGCGAAGTACGTAAATGCCTATGACCAGAAGATGTTTATGAAGAGAGAGAATATTGCTGAACGTGGTATTTGGACAGCAAAGAAAAGATATATTTTAAATGTATGGGATAGTGAAGGTGTTCGTTATGAAAAACCTAATCTCAAGATGATGGGTATTGAGGCAGTCAAGTCATCTACTCCTGCACCTTGTCGCAAATTAATTAAGAATGCACTTAAGTTGATGATGAATGGAACAGAAGAAGATGTGATAGATTTCATTGATGAGTCTCGAAAACAATTCCGAAAATTACCACCAGAAGAGATTGCTTTTCCTCGCACTGCATCAAATGTTCAGAAGTATAAAGCACATTCTACGATTTATGCAAAGGGAACTCCTATACATATACGGGGTGCATTATTGTTTAATCATTATGTAAAAGCAAAAAAGATTGACAATAAATATTCACTCATTGGAAATGGAGAGAAGGTAAAGTTTCTCTACTTGAAAAAACCAAATGTTATTCAAGAGAATGTAATATCATTCATTCAAGACTTTCCTAGAGAACTTGGACTTGAGAGATATATTGATTACGATTTACAATTTGATAAAAGTTTTGTTGAACCACTTAAAGCAATCCTCGATGCAATTGGGTGGAATGTTGAAAAAACTGTAAACTTAGAACTATTTTTTTCCTAATGGAATTACCTATTAATGATAACGATTTAGAGACAATCGTAAAGGCTCTTTCTCTTGGGGGAGATGCACGATTGTATCATCTATTAAAAGAAGTTAAAGATGTT